TAAAGCAAGTTAATGATGAAATTATTGAAAGAGTTGTCGGGCAACAAATTCTATATTTTCCGATTGACATAGATCATACTAATTTTCATCCTCTTTATGGTGAGGCTATTGAAAAAACTTTCTTGCCACCAGTAAGGGTCTTTGTCCTTGTTGAATACGGCGGCGAAGAAACAAGCTTCTTATCAAACATCGCCATTGATGAAATGGAAAAGATTACAATTAAATTCCACCGCCGTCGTTTGACCGAAGATCAAAACCTAGAAGTCAGAGTTGGTGATTTTGTTAGATACGGTGATATTTATTATGAAATCATGAAAAAGTCTGAGCCCAAACATTTATTTGGACAGCCACAACATGAATTTGAAATAGTAGCAGAATGTATTAGAGCAAGGGACGGATTATTCAATGCAAGTTAAAGAAATACCATTTGAGCCCTCTACAATAGAAACAATAGATACTGGGTTATATAATTGGGTAAAAAAAACCTTGGCATTACATACAACAACCAACGAAGGATGGAAGAAAGTTCCAGTTATTTGGCTTGGAGCAGAGAGGTCGTTTCAGGTCAAAAAAGACCAACTTTTAAGAGATAGTGACAGCAGATTGAAACTCCCTGTTATTTCTGTTAACCGAGAATCAATTACAAAAGACCCATCTTTTAAGGGCAGTTTCCAAGCTCACTATAGCGAAAACAATGACTATAAAGGCGGCACAGTTACAATTACTCGCAGAATACAACAAGAAAAAACAAGAAATTTTACTAATGCTGATATCGCGAGGATACTTAAAGATAGCAGAACAACTGGGCCTCAAATTAATAATAAAGGAAAAACAGTATACCAAGAAATTACTATCCCAGTGCCTTCTTATGTTGAAATGATGTATAATATAACCTTGAGAACTGAATATCAACAACAAATGAACGATCTGGTCGCCCCTTTCATCTCTAAAACCGGCGGCATCAATGGCTTTATTATCGAACAAGAGGGTTATACATACGAGGGCTTTATTCAGCCAGCCTTTACTGAAACTAAAAATATTAAAGACTTGGGCGAAGACGAGCGAATGTTTGAAACAAATGTATCTATAAAAGTGCTTGGATATTTAATTGGCGAGGGTAAAAATCGAGAACGCCCAAAAGTGACAATTAGAGAGAATATCGTTAAAATTCGGATATCTAGAGAGCGCGTTCTCATAGGAGACAAGATTCCGTGGAAAGAAAAGGACAACGATTATATAGAATAGGTTTTTAGGCCAAGACAATACTATTTATTGTGAAGATTATATTTAAAAGGAGAATATATTAATGCCTAGAAAGTTTGATTTCATTTCCCCCGGTGTCCAGATTACAGAGCTTGATCAAAGCAAATTGGAACCCGCATTGGAAGAAGATGGTTTGCTGATCATCGGAAGAGCCCCAACCGGCCCGGCACTAAAGCCGATTAGAGTCAATAGTTTAGATAACTTTATTGATGTTTTTGGAAAGCCAGTTAGTGGTAAAGGCACTGCGAATTCCGATATTTGGCGAGATGGCAATAACCAAGGTCCAACATATGGAATGTATGCTGCCCAAGCTTGGTTGGCCTCAAATACTTCTCCTGTCACTTTTGTTCGCCTCCTCGGAGAAGACTCACCAGAGGCCGCAACCACAGCCACTAAAGCTGGTTGGGATTTAGACGGAGCAAATTACAGCATTCACCCTAATCTATGCGGTATGGCTTATGGTTTGTTTATTGCACCTTCTGCATCGGCAAATCTTTCTCCATCGACGGGTAACAATACGATAGGAACTCTCGCTGCTGTTTTTTACACAACTGGTTCAGCTTTATCACTAAATGGCACAATAGCCAATACAGCGGGTGAGTCTGCTACAACATCTTCTTGTGCTGTGTTTATTCAATCGATCAGCACAGCGGGACAACCAGCAACATTTAAAATAGATGTTCAAAAAGTTGCTGGAGATCTCATTGCAGACGAGTCATTGATATTTCACTTCGATTCATCCAAAAAGGATGGCTATATTAGAAATGTGTGTAACACAAGTCCTCAAAAAACACTTGCGAGTCAAGTAGCATCAGGAAAAGTAAAGACTTATTTCCTTGGAGAAACATTTGAAGAAGCTGTTGAACGCAGAGTCACAAGTGTTCAAAAAGATGCTGGAAAACAGATCGGTGTTTTGTTGGCATTAGGTAATGGAATCACCGCAGCCTCAAGCTGGATGAATCATCAGTCTTCAGCTAAAACATCTAAATCTGGTTGGTTTATTTCGCGAGATCCAAATCCAACTAACGATGTGACAACTTTCAATGCTGCACTTCAAAAAAGATTGTTCCGTCTTGTTGCACTTAGCGAAGGCGAATATTTTGAGCAAAATCATTATGTAACTGTTGAGGATTTGGTCCTCGGAACAGTTAAAAATCCAAATTCTAGATTTTCAATTTGTATTAGAGATAAAGCTGGTTCTTTAGTTGAGAAGTTTTCTAATCTAGACTTAGATGCATCTTCTGAGAATTTTGTTGCCAAAAAGATTGGTGATATGTATCACACTTGGGATAATACAAAAGACCGATATGAATTATATGGTGAATATCCAAATCAATCAAACTATGTTCGTGTTGAGATGCATGCTGATTGGAAAGCTGGAATTGACGATGCTTATATGATTCCTTGGGGTCACTTTGGCCCAACTCAGCCAACTGGCTGGACATACATTGCTCCACAAGCTGTGGATCAACACAATGGTGGTAAAATTTATCCATTCGGCACTCTTGACTCTGGCTCCGCTGGAAAATCTGATGCTTATGTTCAAGGTGGAGCTACAGCACTTGGACACAGCGCGGGTACTGCACTTAACTTTATTAAAACTACTGCCCATTTCTTGACAGCTTCGTTTGAATTCCCAAGATTGAAATTAACAGAACAAAGCACTAATAAAAATGCATCAGATTATCTTCCAACTGATATGTTTGGTTTGAGACACAAGACATCAGGATCCAACTCATCGAAAGTTCTTGACGATAAGAGTTATATTGATTTGATTCGTTTTGCTGGAGCCGGTTTGGATGTTAATGCTGATGCAGATAATGTCGCAACACAGTATTCATATGTATTCACATTGGATGAGATTGTTAAAAACAAATCAACCGGAAGATACTATTGGGCCTCTGGGTCTCATGCTTTGGGAGTAAATGTTGAAACATCCGCTGAAACAGCAGGCTCTGGTTCGCAACAATTGTTGACAAATGGTGTTAAGAAGTTTGCTGCCCCATTCTTTGGCGGCTTTGACGGAATCAACATCAGACGAACTGATCCATTCTCTAATTCTGCGGTTTTGAGTAATAAAACTGAAGAGAATCATTATGCTTATTATTCAATCTCAAAAGCGATCGATGCAGTTTCAGATGCAGAGGTTGTTCAATATGATGTAATCTCGATTCCTAACTTAACGAACGAGGGACTTAGCAACAAGCTTATGTCTGCCGTCGAAGACCGAGGAGATGCACTAGCACTTATCGATTTAAATGATGATTATTTAGAGACATACGAAAACAGCGGTACAAGAACCGGTGGTGAATTGAATACAGTTCTTGCCACAGCAAGATCAAGAGACTTGAACACAAGCTATGCTGCAACACACTATCCAAGGGTTAGGCTTCGTGATACACTTTCTGGAAAGGGTGATGTAATTATCGCTCCAGCTACAGTTGCCGCAGCCGGTGCCTTAGCTTTCTCAGATGCGAATTCAGAGGGTCCTTGGTTTGCCCCTGCTGGTTTCAATCGAGGTGGTATCTCTGTGTTGGGTGGTAATGATGGCCCAAGAGTCGCGGGAACTTGGAAGAATCTTGCAAAATCAGATCGAGACGATCTATATGAATTAAATATTAATCCTATTGCGCGATTCCCAGCAGTTGGAGAAGTTGTGATCTTCGGACAAAAAACACTTCAACAAACACCTTCTGCTTTGGATAGAATCAATGTTAGAAGATTGATGGTATATCTCAAGAAGAAGATAGGAAAGATTGCTGATACAATCCTTTTTGATCAAAATGTTCAAGCAACATGGTCTCGCTTCAAATCAAGTGCTGACTTGGTACTTGAAGATGTTCAATCAAGATTTGGTATTTCAGAGTACAAGCTTATTTTGGATGATACAACAACTACACCTGATTTGGTTGATCAAAATATCATGTATGCTAAAATTTACGTCAAACCAGCAAGAGCAATAGAATTTATAGCAATTGACTTTATCATTACAAAGTCAGGCGTTGAATTCTAGAGTATAAACTAATTAAGTTATCATAAGGAGAAAACATATAATGGCATTTTGGAGCAACAACACATCAGAGGCAAAAAGAAATTATAGATTTAGAATCACAATGGAGGCCCTCGGCGGATCCGTCTGGTGGGCTAAAACTGTTACCTTACCCTCATTTGATGTATCAGAAATTGAACACAATCATATGGATAATAAATATTACTTCCCCGGAAGAGTTTCTTGGTCAGAAGTCTCTATGACACTTGTTGATCCTATTGACCCTGATGCGACAGATTCGTTAAACAAGATGCTTGTTGAGAGCGGCTATAATGTACCCGCCACCTCAGCTACAGCACAAAGCAAACCGACAATATCTAAAGCCAAGGCAACTAGTTTGGGCACTGTTAAAATTGAAATCCTTGATGCCACCGGTGAAAAAGCCGTTGAAATATGGGAATTGCAGAATCCATTTATTAAGGCTGCTAAATTTGGCGATTTAGATTATAGCAATGATGAATTAAAAACAGTTGAGCTAACTTTGCGTTACGATTGGGCCGTTTGCACCTCTGGTGGAAACGAAAGATTCAAGAAAGTTTGAGAGGTATAAATGACATTTTGGTCAGATCCAAATGTAAATCCATATAGGAAATATAGATTTAAACTATCTCTAGGTGGTGACTATTTTTGGTATGCCAATACTGTCACTTTGCCATCCTTTGATGTATCTTCTGGTGAATATAATATAGGAAATTTCAAATATCAGATTCCCGGCATAACAACTTGGAATGATGTTGAAATTGGCATGGTTGATGTGCAAGACACTACTGATAAAAGAGTAGATAAATTTTTAAAAGGTATGGACTGGAAGGCAGCACAGACAACAAAAGGACTTAAAAAAGATACAGGAAAGAAATTGACAATAGAGTTGCTAGCAGCCACTGGTTCCGTGGGTAAAACATATACATTAGTGAATTCTTTTGTTAAATCTGTTAATTATGGAGATTTAGATTATTCTTCCGATGATTTTGTTACTGTGTCGATTACTTTAGGCTATGATTATGCAACAAAAAAATAAAAATTAAAATGAGGTGAAAATTGAGTAGAAATAACATGGATAGAATGGGAGCCGCTCCCCAAGCGGAACCACCAACCCCAGAAACAACAACAGGGCAAAGTCCGTTACACTTTGTCGCTCCAACAGAATTTGTTGATTTGCCATCAAAAGGGCTCGGATACAATGCCGACCACCCAATGCATGGACAAGATACAATAGAAATTAGATATATGACAGCTAAAGATGAGGATATATTAACCTCTAAAACACTTTTGAAAAAGGGTGTTGCGATTGAAAGATTTTTGGATAATATTCTTGTCAATAAGAAGGTCAAAGCTTCAAGTCTTCTGACTGGCGATAGAAATGCAATCATAATCGCAGCTAGAATATCAGGCTATGGAGCAGAATATACAACAAGTGTTTCATGTCCATCTTGTGGAGAATCATCAGCCCACAATTTTGATCTTGAAAAGACCAATGTGCATGAATCAACATTAGATGAGACCATCGGTTTGACACAAACAGAAGAAGGAAACTTTAAAACAACAATGCCGTTGTCCAAATTTGAAGTGGAATTTAAGCTCCTTACTGGTAAGGATGAAATTTATTTAACACAGCTTGCCACAAATAAAGCAAAAGGCAAAATGCAAGAGTCGATGCTAACAGATCATTATAAAAGAATGATTGTTTCAGTACAGGGCCATGCAGACAAGACTGTGGTAAATCAGTTTGTTAATAACCTTCCTACTAGAGACTCTAGATTTCTAAGGACTTGCTATAAATTAGCCAACCCAGATGTTAAAGTAATAGACGACTTTTCTTGTACCGCTTGCGGTTTTGAGCAAGAATTGGAGGTTCCGTTTGGCGCGGATTTTTTTTGGCCTGACCGATAAATATATGGAAGCTGTCTATGAGCAGTTTTTCTTGTTAAAGTATCATGGTGGGTGGTCGTTAATAGAAGTCTATAGCTTGCCAATTGGCTTGAGATTGTGGTTTTTAAAGAGATTACAAAAACAATTTAAACAAGAAAAGCAACAAATGGACAAAGTTAATAAAAAAAGATAGATAGTGCCCCAATGGGGCATTTTTTTATTAAAACTATTTATTTGTAACTGAGAGGAAAATTTATATGTTAGTTATTGATTTGTCAGAGAGAAAACTTCTTAAAGAGACATGGATGGAGATGCTTGGCTCTTGGTCTAAGTCACTTTTAAAAATGATGTATGGGGACGATGTGCAGGTCATCGCCAATGTTAATGAAGAAGAGGGTGCCGGTCCTAAATTTATTATTCGTGGTAAGCATAAAGATGTTAAATCATATGCTCAAGCAATTGTTGCCGAAAAGAATTATTTAGATGCATATTCTCGATATGGTAAAAAGCACCTTCAAACTGTAAAAGCTCGCGAAGAACTAGATACAGCAGTGGGTAACTTTGAAAGTACAACTGGATTATTGTGGCCTTTCAAAGATGAGGGATAATGAATGGCGACCAAAGACCAAATCGACAAACTAAATAAACTTCAAGAATTAAAAAAGAAGGGTCAAATAGAAGAGTCCGAATATAATAAAAAATTGAAAGAAACTCTTAAAACTATGAAAGAGCTTTCTGAAGTGGTTAAGGAATATAGCCAACATACCATGGAGTTAGCCGCCAACGAAGCAAGGGTTTCCCAACTTATGGGCGACACTTTGACCGCTTATGAAGCCAATGCAGAAGTCTTAAGACAATTTAAAGAAATTACAGGCGATG